GCTGACGGCTGGCCAGCGGCGTGCCTCCGCTGCGACACCCCCCCACGGGGGGGTGCCGCTGCCATTGTTTCCCAACCTACTTACTAATCTATCGTTCCACAAAAAAAGCCCCCCAACGGGGGGGCGTTTGGCTTACGTCTCCACGATGACAAACTCGTCATCGCACGCGTGGGGCTTTGCTTCCAGTTCAGGAATCTGAGCTTCACATTCGGCAATGGTCCGGAACCCGGACCAATCCATATTCCTCCAACGGATGAGGAAATTGACGTGGTTTGGTCGCTCGGGCTCGTTCACCTTGACGAAACGTCCCTTGACCTGAGTGTAGATCGTTCTCATTGCTTTCCCTTTCACTGAGGGGGCGGGATAACCCGCCCCCAGTTAAGCTTGACGTGTTACTCTACCTCAAATTCGTTTGGTTCCAGGGCAAGCCGTATTGATTTGCCCTGCGAGTCAATCACGAGCACATTGTACCAATTGGTGTGCGGGATCCGATCCAAGACAAACCCGATCCTGCCTTTCCAAGCCCCTGCGAGAATTCGCACAGGGCGGGAATCGTTGGGATCGTCCTGGGGATCTAAAGCGACGTCTAATTCCCGCATCACGCGTTCCAAGCATTGCTTGTGGAACGCGTATCCACCCAACGTTTCGAGCCCGTACGCAACGGGCTCCCCACAATCCGTGCACGCGGGCAACGGGTTATCAGTATAGTGGGCCACTATATCCCCTCCCCCGTCAATAGTTCGAGAACCACATAGCTTGTCTCCAACTAGGGGGGGCGGTTGCCCGCCCCCCAGTGAAGCTTGACTCTACCTACGTTCAGATCGTTCCCAACGCTTCTCAGCATCTGTTACCAGAAGCGACTTGAGAAAGTGAACGTCCATTTCTTCATTTGCCGGTTCCGGTTCTGCCTGTCTCCGCATCTCCGCATCGGCTGACAGCATTTTGCTCAGGAACGTCTGGAACGCCTCCAGAGACAGGAACACCCGAGCACAGTCTGTCATTCCCTCCCAAAAGGTCAAGCACACAAACCCGTTTTCTAGGTGTGTGTGAACGGACGTTTCAGAAGGATCGTGGATTCGAAACGTGGTGCTCTGTTGATCGTGGGTAAATTTGATCGACATAGCTTGTCTCCAACTAAGGGGGGCGGGTTAACCCGCCCCCCAATGCGGTTGACCCCTAGTCGGTCAGTCTGACCGACCGACCATTGCTTAAGAACACGCGGTTTTGAACCACGTGGTTTGCCGATGCGATGACGCGTCGGCGGGTTGATCGGGGGGCGAACGCTACCAGCCCCTTAAACTCCGGAAGAAACACCCGTAGGCCCGCATCGTCGAACGGGCTTTCGCGTGTCCCTTGGATCGCTTGCCTACTGAAAAACGCAGACAAAGCAGCGATCCGCTCGGGAGACGGACGCAATCCCTTACCCATAGTTGACCCTCCTTTCGGGTGGTGGGGTAATCGCTTCCGATGCGAAAACCCCTAGGTCGAAAACCCCTAGGGGGCGAATCCCCCTAGGTACTCTATCGGTGCGAGGTAATCCCTCAGGATCCGCTCTGCCACACCGCTCGGGTTGTCAAAGATCGAAAGCTACCCAATTCTAGGGGTACGTGCACGCCCCAGGCAACCCCCCTTTTGAGGTTTTTGTCGTAAGTCGTTATTTCTCGGTCGAAAATTGCCTCTCAGGGGGGGGAAAATTCTCAACTGGACACGTGAATTCCTCATTTACTTACTAATGATTGGTGGTACCATAGTGGGGGGGGCGTTATACGTCTGGTGGGGGTACCCCCCCGAATGGGGGGCGGCGGGCCGGGGTTCAGACACAGCAACCCCCAAAAAATTTGAAACGGCAACTTTTTTCCAAAAGACAATTTTTATAAAAATCCCGGCCCGCAAATGACAACTTTTTTTTAAATCGCCCCCCCTCACTCATTCGCCCCCTCCAAAGCCCCCACCACCTCTTCCTCCAACAACACCCTCTGAATCTCAGCTAAAGCCTTCTCCACCTCTTCAAGAATCTGCTCCTTGGAGAAGTTTTTCGGAAACTTCTTGATAGGGACTAGAATCCCCTTTACTCCCAACAGCCCACCTCGCAAGACTGAAACATCCGTACTTAGAATTCCCGTCATATCGAGCGGATTTAATTGCTTAACCATCACCATTCTCCGTTCTCAGCAACCCATATGCCACACTTGCCTCCAATGTAATTGTTCTTGAAACCTTACAGACCCCTCTGCCCGGCTTCTTCTTAATCCCCAACTTATGCCTCTGCTTCCTATACGAGTGAACTGAAATTCTTCGCCCCGTAATCTCCGACAACTTCCTCGCCCCCTCCTCATCACTCAGCTTTTCAACATGATCAAACACAAATTGCCTCTCAAAATCATTCCAAACATTATGCATTTTTTTCCCTTTTTTTAAAAAAAAACTTGACGGGTGGCCTTTACCCACCTTATTATAAGTGGGCTCACTTCATTTACCCACGGAGAAAAATATGTCAAACGACAACTTTATTCCCACCTTACTATACACCAAAGCGTCGGAAAATCTTGAAAAAGAAATTGAGGGGGAACTTGGAATTCCAGATCCAGAGGACGAAAATGGAAAATTACCTTCCAACGATTGATAGGGCAATTCGTAATTTGGCAAAGACTTACGCGTTCGGCTACTATGATTTTGATGATATGATGCAGGAGGGGAGGATAGAAGCCCTCGAAGTCATTCCCCGTTTTGACGAATCTCGGGGTTGTTCTCTCGAACAATTTATTCGAATTCATGTGAGAAACCGTTTTATTAATTTGCGTCGTGACAAAATGGAAAGACGGGAGCCCCCTTGCTCTCTCTGCGAAAAGTTTGAGGACTGCGAAGCGGTCGACCTCTGCCCTAAATGGAACGCCTGGAATGATCGAAACGTCGCCAAAAAAACCCTGGTTGAGTGCTTTGATAATGAGGACATTAGGACGGAGGAGACCCATGCCGATTTCTTCGACGGTTGTGAATCTCTCATAGATCAAGAAATCGTCCAATTGGTCGAAAACAAATTTCCCCTCGCTCTCAAAGCGGATTACCGAAGATATCTTGAGGGGGTTCGACTACCAAAACATCGAAGATTGAGAATCGAAGAAGAGATTCGAAGAATTGTGAGGGAAGAGTATGGGGGGTAAGAAGAGGGGGCCTGCGAGCCTCGAAGAAGAAAAATTTATTAGGGAAAATTATGAAAGCATCGACGTGCCCGAGATCGCCAGAATTCTCAACCGCACCGAGATATTCGTCAAGGAACGCATCGCTCAAATCCCCGTTATTCAGGAAAAGATGGATCGCGAAGATGAAGTGTCTCGCCTGCATAAAAGCCACTTTTGGGAAGAGGTCAAACGTACCCTAATGCCCAATGAAGTGGGGTTCTTTGAACAACAGTGGGTGAAGCTGGTCGATCAATTCTCAACCAATGAAATCTTGCCCACCGATGAAATGATGATTAAGGATCTCATTATTTTGGAGATCGGGGGGCTTCGGGCTAATACGGAGAAGCGGAAAGCCCTCATCATGATTCAGGAGTTGGAACATAAAATGGATTTGGAGAGGGTTCTCCCAGATGATCAACAGGACAAGGCGTTGATGGCATTGATCAATACGCAAATAAGTTCCCTACGAACAGCACTCCCTGCTCTATCCAAAGAACACCTCGAATACCAACAACGCAAGGACCAAAAGCTTCGTGACTTGAAGGCAACGAGGGATCTAAGATTTAAACATATCGAGGAGTCCAAAAAGAATATTTTTGAGTTGATTAAAGATTTGGATTCCCTGGATAAAAGAAAGAAAGAGGGAAGATGGATGGAGTTGATGAAAATGGGGGCTGATAAGATAGAGGCGGACTGGCAACATTCTATGAAATTCGAGGATGGGTCTTATAATAGCCCATTCCTATCACCAGAAGGGGTCTCAAGAAATGAGTGAATATAAACCGATTGTTATGACGAAGGATGGTGTTTATGCTCGGGACGAGGGATTGATTACCTATGATACTAGTCAACCGGGAGTTCCCCAGCCCATATTTAAAAAGAAAAAAGATGACAAAAATTTAATCACACGTGATACACAGCTTCCTGCTCAGGAATCATCTGAGCAAGAAGTTGCGAGTCGTTTTGACTGCATTCACAAACCAAAGGCGTAACACGATGAAAACAGCCATTATATTTGGAGCCACGGGGCAGGACGGCAGCTATCTGGCGGAACTATTATTGGGGAAAGGATACTCAGTTTACGGCATGTGTCGTAGGGCTTCGGTCGACACGACACAACGTCTTCGAATTGCAATGAAGCACGAGAATTTTCATCTTATTGAGGGGGATGTGACCGACGAATCCTCTATCAATTCAATTATTAGGGCGAACCCAGAAGTAAACGAAGTTTATAACCTCGCTGCTCAGTCACATGTCCATACGAGTTTTGAACAACCCCACTATACCTGGAAAACGGATGCTATTGGTGTTCTCAATATTTTGGAGGCGATAAAAAGATGGGCTCCTTCGGCAAGGTTCTATCAAGCCTCAACGTCTGAAATGTTTGGGAACAATTATTCAACAAATTGTAGCAGGTGTGCATGTTCGAAGGTTCACTTTCAAAATGAAGATACCCCATTCTCCCCTACCTCGCCCTACGCTATTTCCAAGCTTGCAGGTCATTACCTGACCAAGATGTATAGGGATGCTTATAATATTTTCTCCTGCTCAGGAATATTGTTTAACCACGAGAGTGAACGACGGGGGGATTCGTTTGTCACCCGAAAGATTACTAGATATGTGGGCTGGTTGAAAAATGTAAGATGGACTACTAAAACTTATCCACTTAAATATGAGGAAAAACTACACCTTGGGAATATGAGTGCTTCAAGAGATTGGGGGCATGCGGAGGATTATGTAATGGCGATGTGGTTAATGTTGCAGCAGGGAAGACCAAAGGATTTCGTTATCGCAACGGGCGAGTCACATAGTGTCATAGAATTTTGCAGTCTTGCTTTCAAGCGGATTGGCATTGAGGATTGGGGTAATTTTGTTGTTGTTGATTCGAAGTTCGTGCGTCCTTCCGACGTATCTTATTTGTGTGGAGATGCGACAAAAGCAAGAAAACAATTAAAGTGGAAACCAACCATTACTTTTGAGCAATTAGTTGACAGGATGGTTGATTCTGATATTGAATTAATGAAAGGCCAACCATGCCCTACACTGTTGTAAGAGATACGAGGGAAAAGATCGGAAAGGGTTGGAACTTCAAGAGAAGTCAGAATTGTTCGGGGACAGTTTTGGGAAGTTTGAAGTCTGGTGACTATACCTTGAGGGGTTTGGAGTCAATTTTTGTTATTGAGAGGAAGGGGCTTATTAGTGAGTTCGCCCATAACCTTTTTGATAAGAGATTTGAAGCAGAGCTTGAGAGATTGGAACTTATTGAGTTCCCCTTCGTCCTTTTAGAATTTACGATGGAAGACCTTATTCAATATCCCGTTGGATCTGGCATTCCAGCTAGACGTTGGAAATATCTAAAAATAAAAGGTCCACAACTTCTTAAAAGATTTATTGAATTTCAACTAAGATTTAAGTCTAAATTTATTTTTGTCGGGGAATATGGGCAACAAGTAGCTACATCTATATTTAAGCGTATCGTAGAAAGAGTTAATAGTGGTAAAAAGAAAGAAACCGAATGATGAGGAAATAAAACAACTCATTGAAGAATCATACATTGGGCTTGGAAGTACAAAAGAGTTACAATTAACTAATGTTCTACTATCCCGTGACGTTGATTATGATAATCCCGCCTATGAAATCCTGTCTGTAATGAAGAACCCTGATTACTTCAGCTATACATGCAGGCACCTCCTCAACATTGAACTTCTACCTTTTCAGGTCGTCATTCTCCGGGAACTGTGGCGTCGAAAGTTCCCCATGCTGATAGCAACCCGTGGTGGCTCTAAAACCTGGTTGCTATCTCTCTATGCACTGCTTCGTGCATTATTCTATCAGGGCTCCAAGATTGTTGTGGTTGGTGCTGCATTCAGACAATCTAAATTGATGTTTGAATATATGGAAGACTTCTGGAGAAAAGCCCCCATTCTTCGAAATATGGTGGGGACTGGGAAACATGAGGGGCCGAAACGAGATATTGATCGATGCAACTTTTATATCGGGGATTCTGAAATCATCGCGATACCGCTCGGAGACGGTACGAAGATTCGTGGTTTACGTGCAAACTACGTCCTGGCCGATGAGTTTGCCAGTATTCCACAAGAAACTTTCGAGGTTGTGGTTAAAGGGTTCGGATCTGTTACAGCTTCCCCTGCTGAGAGAGTTCGTGATATATCCAAAATTTCTGAGTTGAGAAAATTGGGTTATGATGAGGAGGCTGAGTGGAGAGAGAGTTTATTGGACTTTGGAAACCAGTTGATCATTTCTGGCACCGCTTATTATGCCTTTAATCATTTTTATGAATACTACAAAAGATATAAGCAAATAGTTGAATCTCGTGGAGACCAGCAACGCCTTATAGAAATATTTCAGGGCAAGGTTCCCGAAGAATTTAATTGGAAAGATTATTCTGTTTTCCAGATACCATGGACTTCCCTGCCTAAAGGATTTATGGATGAAACCCAAATTGCTCAAGCCAAAGCGACCTTTCATTTAGCCAACTACCAAATGGAATATTGTGCCGCATTTGCTACTGATTCTAACGGTTTTTTTAAGCGATCATTAATTGAGAGTTGTGTTTGCAAAAATCCCATTCTTTTGAATTCGGGCCAGGTGCAATTTTCTGCTGTTACTTCTGGTCATCCAAATCGCAAATACGTTTTTGGAGTGGACCCGGCTTCCGAGACTGACAACTTTTCGATTGTTATCATGGAACTTTGGCCGGATCACCGCAGGATAGTCTATTGTTGGTCAGCTAATAGGCAAAGTCTACGTGAACAAATGAAACGACAGGGAGATGCCGGTACAAAATCATTTTATAATTATTGTGCAAGAAAGATTCGCGAATTGATGATGGCATTTCCTACTGAGCATATTTCTATGGATGCTCAGGGTGGTGGTGTTCATATTATGGAGGCTTTGCATGATCCAGATCAAATGAAAGAGGGGGAGATTCCTCTTTGGCCATGGATTAAACAGGGAGATGAGGATGTGTTTTGGTGGGAAGAAAAGGAGAAGCCGACAGATGGCGAAGCCGGGCTTCACATTCTTCATTTATGCCAATTTGCCAAGCCTGATTTCACCTATGAGGCAAACCATGGTTTACGTAAAGATTTTGAGGATAAGACTTTATTATTTCCTAAGTTTGATTCTGTGACTATCGAGCTTGCTCTTCAACAAGATAAATTGAGGAAACGTGAGTTTGATACGCTGGAGGATTCTGTAGTCGAGATTGAAGAACTTAAAGATGAATTAGCGACAATTGTTCATGATCAAACTCCAAGTGGTCGGGATCGTTGGGACACCCCTGAGGTTAAACTTCCTGGTAATAAAAAAGGAAGGCTTAGAAAAGATAGATATTCCGCTCTCCTGTTAGCAAATATAGTAGCTCGGGTCATGGTCCACAAGCTTGCTGGCTTTTCCTATCAGTTTGCTGGTGGTTTTGTTGGTCAAAAGACTGGGGCAACTTCCGGGAGGATGTATGCTGGACCTGAACATATTGTTACCAGAATGCAGGGGGGGCACTACGGAAGGGGCGTTTTTCGCAGATAATTATAATTTTGGTGTATAATTAAATAGTGGTTGTATTGTAATTGTATTATATTTTTAAAAGAGTGAAAAAGTGTCTAAAAAAATCCGCAAAATTCCTACAAAAAACTTTGCCGACGTTGCTGATAAGCCGAGTTTTGTAAAAGTTGACATTACAAATAAGGATAGCATTCAGTTAGCGTCCACTGGTTTAACTAGCTATCAATCCATAGAGAGGAGTTTTGCGTCTAGGGATACATATCAAAACATCGATACCGATTCTTCTGTCAGAGACCAATTCCGTCGTGGTGACTATGAATATTTTAGGTCGTCTGAATCTATTCCAAGACGATCTCAAGATATCATCCAAATGTGCATGCAAGCATATCGTCGCGTAGGTTTGATTCGTAATATTATTGATCTTATGTCTGACTTTGGTGCTGATGGAGTTAAATTGGTTCATCCCAATCCGCGTGTTCAAAAGTTTTATCGAGGTTGGTTTAAACATATTAATGGTGTCGAGCGTACTGAGAGATTTTTGAATATACTTTATAGAACTGGTAATGTTATAGTTAATCGTTCTATGGCTAGGATCGATTTAAAAGATGAGCAGAGGATGAGGACTTTGGGAATTGACCAACGTATTGATCCAGATGTACGAACTGATCCTACATTAAGTCCATTGACTCGTACAATTCCTTATCGATATGTTTTTCTTAATCCGCTTACTATCGAAGTCTTAGGAAAAGAAATTGCTCAATTTGTCGGAAGACAAGTTTATGCTATTAAGATAAATAACAATTTACGTCGTGCGGCACAATCGCCAAAAACCGAACATGAGAGACAATTAATTGAGGCACTGCCTACGGATTTGAGGAACGCGATCATTAAAGGCGATCATCTTTTTCCTCTTGATCCGTCTAAGGTAAGTGCTTTTTTTTATAAGAAAGATGACTGGCAAAATTGGGCCGATCCTCTCATATTTGCTGTCCTAGATGATCTTATTCTTTTAGAAAAAATGAAGCTCGCAGATTTAGCCGCATTGGATGGGGCTATTTCTCAAGTTCGTTTGTGGAAGCTTGGCGATTTGGAACGGGGTATTTTCCCGACTGATGTTGCTGTTAATAAGTTAGCTGAAATTTTACTAAGTAATACTGGTGGTGGTGCATTTGATTTAATCTGGGGTCCAGAATTAACATTAGAGGAGACGAGCACTGATGTTCATAACTTTCTTGGAGGTGAAAAGTATGATCCAGTTCTTAATAGTATTTATGCTGGTCTTGGTGTTCCTCCTACCCTCACTGGTGCTGCAACTGCTTCTGGGTTCACAAACAATTATATCTCTCTTAAGACGCTTATTCAAAGGCTTGAATATGGACGATCCCAAGTCAGGGCATTCTGGCAACAAGAAATAGAATTAGTGCGTCGTGCAATGAGTTTTCGAAGGGGGGCAATTGTTGAATTTGATCATATGGTATTGAGTGATGAAGCTGAGCAGAAAGCTCTTTATATTCAGTTAGCAGATCGTGATATAGTTTCTATTGATACTATTCTTGAACGCTTTGGTGAAATTCCTGAAATAGAAATGCTTAAACGTCGTCGTGAAAATCGATTAAGGGAAACTGGTCAGATGACTGAAAAGGCTAGTCCATATCATTCTCCTGAGAAAATACACGAACGTATTGTTGCTGCTTTGAGTCGAGGTTATCTCACTCCGGAACAAGCAGATATTGAAATACCAACGGAGTTTCAAGGTCAGAAAACTCCATTTGATAAACAGCTTGAAGCTCAGATTAAAGCTAAAGCGATGGGTGGTTCTTCTCCTGCAAAAAAACCATCTGGTGGGCCAGGTGGTCGCCCAAAAACTTCTAAAGACAGTTCTCCAAGAAAGCGAACAGCCAAACCCGTGGGAGCTTCCGATCAATCAGTTGATTTTCTAACACATTTGGTTTGGGCTAAAGAAGCACAGAGTAAAATTTCTGACCTTGTTACTCCCGCTATACTAAATCATTTTGAGAAGAAAAATCTTAGATCATTATCAGCAGAGGAAGTTGATTATGCTGAGAAGGCTAAGTTTCAAATATTGTGTTGTTTGAAACCTTTTAGTGATATTACACATCGTACTGTTTTTTCAATTCTGAATGGTGGTTTATTGTCAAATAGTATTGCTAAAAAGTTGTATGACAGTTTTAAATCTTTTGTTGTTCAAAAGAATGGGCGGGAGCCTACTCTTGATGAACTTCGTTTAATTCAAGCGTCTTCGTATGCTACTTTGTACACAAGTGGTATTGATTTGAAGTCGCGTGGACTCGTTCAAGGTTTTGGTAGAACTGAGACTGAAGCCTTGTTAGATGCTAAAAGAAACGTTCGTTCTGGTTATCAGGGAATGGTAACTTTTCTCAATGTTTCCTATAGCAGAGTTCCTGATGGGTGGATTTGTAATCTTTCATTTGAATACGAAATAAAGATTACTTAATTCGATTATAATTGAATTGTTACCTTTTTTCCCTATAAAATATGTTTTTATGAGAATATGGTGTATAAATTATTGAAAGGGAATTTTTTATGAGTGAGACTTTTAAAGTATATGCGGCTGAGATAGACGATGGATTGGAAGATCTTTTATGTTCTTCTAATTCATTTGTTGCTGGTACTTTGGCTCGAATTGAGCCTCTAATTGACCCGGCCGTCTTTGAGGGTGAATCTCGTAAAAAAGACATCGAGTTTGCAGAAGAAACTCTTGGTCTCTCACGTCAAGATATTGATTTACATCCTGTTTATACTATTCTTGTTACTACTGGTTGGAATAAGAATGATGATATATTCGATGGTCAAGAAACGTGGGATGCTAGAAGTTCTCCTGTTGATAAACCTTTTAATTTGGAACATGAGCCATCTAAAATAATTGGGCATATTACTAACTCTGCTGGAGTTGATGAGTCCTATAAGGTTATTCAAGACGGTTCAAAACTTCCAGATAAATTTCATATTCTTACACGTTCTGTAATATATAAACATGTTACGTCGAGGAATCCAGAGTGGCAAGAAGAAGTAGCCAAGTTAATTGAGGGTATTGCTCGTAATGAGTGGTTTGTCTCTATGGAAGCTTTGTTCACAAACTTTGATTATGGGCTAGTGAGCCCAGACGGAAATCAACAGGTTGTAGCTAGGCAAGAGAACACGGCTTTCTTAACTAAACATTTAAGGATATTTGGAGGCACTGGTGAATATGGTGGTAGACGACTTGGTCGTGTACTACGTAATATTACTTTTTCTGGAAAAGGTTTGGTGAGAAATCCTGCTAATCCGGATTCTATAATTTTTAACGATACAGATATGTTTAAAGGCGTGTTAGCAAATGAACACGAAACTAAAGTTTTAATTAGTGGAGCAGATAATATGTCAGATGAAATTCTGAGAGAATTAAAAGACAAGAATGCTGCTCTAGAGCAGAAGCTATCTGAGGCTTTACACAAACTTGAAGAAATGGGTGAAGCGGCAGTTCAGGCAAAGCTTGATGCGAAAGATAAGAGTATTACTGAGTTGAAAGATAATGTGGCTACTCTTACAAAAAGCATTGAAGAATTGACTGCTTCTGTTAAAGAGTTGGAGAAATCTCGTGATGAAGCCGTTGCGGCTAAAATTGAGATTCAAGAGAAATTGACGAAGGCTGAAGAAGCAATTGAAGCTTCGAAGGCTGAAACGTTGAAGACTTCTCGTATTAGCATGCTTGTGGACAAGGGAGTTGATAAAGCTGAGGCTGAAGAGCTTGTAGCTGAGTTCAGCGATCTTGATGACGGCAAGTTTAATAAACTTGTAGAATTGAAGTCTGAGTTAGCTGCTAAGAAGAAATGTTCTGACGAGGATGAGGAAGACGATAAAAAGTCTAAGGCATCTGAGGAAGAAGAGGAAACTGAAGAGACTGATGATTCGACTGAAGCGGAAACTGATGAAACACTTAGTGATGCTGAGGAAGAGAAAGATGCTGCTCTAGCATCTGAAGATACTGATGATGACGCATCTGATCTTCATGAGTCTATTGCTTCATATCTTGGTAGTTATCTTGGAAGTCGTGAGCAAAATTAAATGTTGGAGGTAGTAAATTATGGCACTTAAAGGTGACCGCTATGAAATTATCCAGGAGATTGCGTTCTTCATGGATCAAGTAGCTGAGAGAGGGGGATGCGTTTGCCAGTACACTGCTGGTTCAGGTGCCGCCCTTGATCAGGCTGCCCATGCGGTTCAATATCTTGCCGCACCTTCGGGTTATACACCAATGGGCATTTTGCTTAACGATGTTGTTAATCTCGATCTTACTAGGCAGCACATCAACTTCCATAAGAACGAGACGCAGAAGGGTGGTAAAGTAACAATCCTTCGTGAGGGTTGGGTCGTAACTAATATGATTTATCCAGGTGTAACTCCTGCTGTTCAAAATCCATGTTACGTGTCACTTTCTGGTTATCTTAGTACGTCTGCTCAATCTGATGAGAGTACGTCCGGAGTTTCAAAACCAATCGGACGTTTCGAGTCAACGAAAGATGAAGACGGCTATTGTAAAGTATATGTTAAGCTGCCTTCGGTAGCCTAATTTGGGGAGAAATAATAATGACAAAAGATAAACTTCTGGTAGCAACGCCGGAAATGAAGTCATTGCTGATCAAAAGCGGCTCCCCACGTCGTGAAGAATCTTTAGCTGCTTTGCATGAATTAGCAGTAGCTTTGGAGACTCCACTTCGTAAGGGCGTTTTAGGCGGTGACATTACTGGCAACATCTATGAGCGTATTCCACTGGAGCCCGGTACAAGTCCTGAATTTCCATTGGACTTTGTGGCACCTGGGACTGAAAAGAATTACATCGCTTACACTATTCCGAATCACGGACGTATTCCTGAACGGAATGTGGAAGGCGATTATGTAACCATTCCTACGTACGAGATTGGTTGTTCAATTGATTGGCTTTTGAAGTATGCACGAGATGCACGATGGGACATTGTCGGTCGTGCTATGCAATGCTTGGAAGCCAGTTTTACGAAGAAAATTAATGATGATGCTTGGCACACTCTATTGGCTGCTGGCGTAGACCGTAACATTGTTGTTTACGATGCTGCTGCAAACGCTGCTCAATTTACCAAGCGTCTTATTTCTTTGATGAAGACCGTTATGCGTAGAAATGGTGGTGGTAACTCAAATTCTGTTAATCGTGGTCGTCTGACCGACGTTTACCTTTCACCTGAAGCCTTAGAAGACGTTCGTGATTGGGGCGTAGATCAGGTTGACGAAGTAACTCGTCGTGAGATCTATGTTGCAGAAGATGGAGCTATTAATCGAATTTTCTCGGTTAACTTGCACGATATTGATGAGCTAGGCGAAGATCAAGAATATCAATTGTTCTTTGAGAACGATCTTGGTGGTTCAATGGCTAGTAATGATGTTGAAATTGTAGTTGGTCTAGACCAACGAACTTCAGATTCATTTGTGATGCCTGTTCGCGAAGCTATTCAAGTATGGGAAGACGATACATTGCATCGTCAGAGACGTGCTGGTGTATATGGTTGGGGTGAACATGGATTTGGTATTTTGGACAACCGACGTATCATTCTAGGTTCTCTATAATCTATATAATTTGTTTACAATTCAGGGGTAGTGACGGTGACGGTGACAAAACTGGTTGCCGTTACTGCCCCTATTTTTTTTAGGAGATAATAATGGCTGGTAGTTTTACTGATTTTCTTGAAAACGAACTACTTGATCACGTATTTGGAAATGCTGCTTATCAACCATCTGGTACATTACACGTTGGTTTGAGTACCACGACGATTAGTGATGATGGAACTGGTGATACTGAGCCGGTTGGTAATAACTATGCTCGTGCATCTGTTACGAATAATGCTACGAATTGGCCAGCAGCAGCCGCTGGTGCTAAAGCTAATGGTACTGACATTACGTTCAATCAAGCAAGTGGTTCGTGGGGCACGATTACCTATTTCGCAATTTATGACCATCCTACCGGTGGGAATATGTTGGGATATGGTGATTTAACTACCTCGAAGACTATTGTGAATGGTGATACACCGAAATTCTCTACCGGTGATCTTGACATTACATTAGGTTAATAGGAGAAGTTTATGGGACATGTGGATTTGGCTGGTGTTATTTATAAACCAAAAAAGAAAAAAGCACCAAGCTATCTTGAAAGGGATCCGGAAAAATTTAATATTGATCCAAACTATCCGGACATTTTAATCTATCAACCCGGAAGAGTCGGTTCGAATACATTATATGATATTCTCAGAAAACAAATGAAGGAGAATACACATCATCTCCACACACTTGGCATTAGTTCTAAATCAAAATCATGGGACGTTCCTGATCGCATAGCTTCCAGAGATGAGAAGTTTTTTATTGTCACTATTGTTCGTGAACCATTAGCAAGAAATCTCTCTGCTTGGAAATCTTTTTTTAATTGTAGGACAAACTTTGCTAAAGAGTTTGATCATGACAAGATTCTCAATTGGTTTGATAATGAGATAAAACATTATATTGGTGTTGATGTCTTTAATTATCCATTTGACAATATTGCTAAGTGGATGATAATCCGTGAAAATCGTACTTATCCTATTCTAATTTTGAGAACTGAAGATATAGATTCAACTGCTGAAACAGCTTTGAAAGCTTTTATACCATTTCGACAGAGGGATAAAAAAATCAGACCAGAGCATAAAGCAGTGTCTGAACCATATGATATTCCCCCCCTGCCAAAATCGTTAGTTGACAAAATGTTGCAATCGAAATATTGTAGACATTTTTACTCTGACGATGAAATAGAAGGGTTCTATCGTAAATATGAAAAATATATTGTGGAAAATATATTACGATGACGGTTTTGTTCTTGATGGATATGATGATACCCAGCTTCCTAAAGACAGGAGGTTGGGTGTCGTTGTAATTGCGGATATTGATTCTAAACATGGTCGCCAAATATGGAAGGGGTTTGATTGGTATTATTATAAAAATGATTTATGGTACGGTGCTGACCTTCAAGGTATGCTTGATCAAATAATGCATTTTCTAGATCAAATTAAATGGGTTATACAGGGCAGAATGGTTACGCACTCTGATTACGAGAAAATTCAAATAGCTTGTGAGCAATATGGTTTACCTGCAAAAACCGGTAAGAGAGTAATTGAGGGTCTATAATGGGTCAAGAACCTTCCTATTCACAGACTGGTTTTAGATTTCGAAATGATAATGGTAGTGAGAGTGCTGCCACATGGTCAGAGCTTGGGAATACTAATCATATAGAAACTATAACTGGTGATACCACATTTCGTATTCGATTTTTGATTACCAATAGTGTTGTTGGTAGTAGTCAAGCGTTCGAAATATGGATGAATCGGAATTCTACCAGTTATTCGCAAATGAGTACTAGCTCTACTGGTATTTGTAATGCTGAATCTGCTAATGATGGATGGACAATTACTGACGGAGATGCTACTACACTTCAAATTGGTGGTGATCTTGTTGGTAACATGGATACTAATGGTGCTATTGCTGCTATTACTTTTGCTAAGAACGATGTTTGTGAAATAGAATTCGTTATGGAGATCGTTTATCTTGATGTATCAAATAATGATACCTACGATTTTCATGTATATAGATCTGGCGGTACTGAATTAAATAGTTATACACAAACTCCTACTTTAACTATTAGTAAAGCAACAGTTGTTCCTCTTGCTGGTGTTGTTGCTGGTTCTTCTTCCGTTGCTGGCGATTTAAGTGTTGAAACCATTGTTTCTATTGCTGGTGTTATTGCAGGTTCATCTTCGGTTTCCGGAGCTATAGTAAATTCTGTTTCGATAGCCGGTATTGTTGCGGGAAGTTCATCGGTAGCAGGTGTCTTAGATGTAAGTAAAAACATTGCTGGACAATTTGATGGGAGTTCTTCTGTCACTGGTGTTTTGTCAAAAGGTCTTACTATTGCTGGACAATTTGATGGAACGTCTGCTGTAAGTGGATCAATAGACGCGAGCAAAAAATTAATTGGAGCTTTTGATGGTGCTTCATCTATCGCGGCTATTCTAACAACTCCCAGTGCAACGACGATTGCGGGTACGATTGCTGGTCAATCATCTATAAGCGGCATTTTAAATCGTAATGTTTATTTGGCCGGTGCCTTTAATGGAACTTCTGCTGTTTCTGGAATCCTTGATGTAGATAGAAAATTAATTGGTGCTATCGCTGGTACTTCTTCGATATCTGGCGATTTGACCATTCAAGGAACTGTTACACTTAAGGGTGTTGTTGCTGGATCTTCTTCTGTTAGTGGAGCAGTAGACGCTAGTAAAAAACTTAGTGGTACTATTGCCGGATCTTCATCGATAACTGGAAGTTTGGATGCGACAAAGAAACTAAGCTCTACAATTGCTGGTTCATCAAGTGTTGCTGGAGTCCTGACTAAATCTGTTAAATTAGCAGGGGAGGTTGCTGGTCTTTCATCAATTACTGGTGCAATATCAAATAGTGTAACTTTAGCTGGTCTATGTGATGGAACTTCTAGTGTTTCCGGAATTTTATTGACGACAAAAGATCTTGTGGGTGAGTTTGATGGAACGTCAAGTGTTTCTGGCATAATTCAAACAACTAAGAAACTTGTTGGTCAGATAGACGGTGCATCTAGTCTTTCTGCAATTCTTACAATTCAGGGACAAGTAACATTAAAGGGTGTTATAGCTGGTAGTTCAAGTATTACTGGTTCTATCGAAGCAACAAAAGATTTATCTGGTGTAATTAATGCGGTTTCGACTGTATCTACGGATAGATTATCTGTAAGTGAATTGCTTGCTGGTGAGATTAATGGACAATCATCAATTTCCGGAAGTATAAGTAATGATATTCCGCTTGCCGGAATTATTGCTGGTTCGTCATCTATTAGTGGAATCTTAACTATATCATCTGAAGTTTCACTGAAAGGTGTTATTAATGGAGTATCTTCACTTAGTGCGTCGTTAAGTAGATTAAGAAATCTTGCTGGCGTTATAGCTGGAGCTTCTTCCATTGGCGGTCCATTAACTGGAACTTCCGGAATAGCAGGAGAAACTGAAGGAACTTCTAGTCTATTGGCATTGCTTTCGGTTGAAAGAAATTTAATAGGTGAAATTGATGGTATTAGTTCGATAACCGGTACTCTTGGATTGCCTATTAATCTTAGAGGTGAAATTCATGCTGTTTCATCTATTACTGGTAGATTAATAACTGTACTTTCTACTGCTAGGGATCAATTTAATGTGGGAATATTGTATATAGATCGCGTTAAGCCATTTACAATATATACATGAGGCTTTGTTGGTTATGTCTGTTATTGAAGAAGTTCATCAAAACGATATTGGTACTCAAATACTTGTTAGTGTTTATGATGATACCAGCCCGGTTGATTTAAGTGGTGCAAGCACTATAGAGATGATCTTTAAAAAGCCCGATGGTAATGTACTAACTAAAACGGCAGTTCTTTATGGGGACGGCACTGACGGGGTTATTGTTTATACAACTGTTGAAGGAGATTTAAATGTTGCCGGAAAATGGGCTATTCAGGTATATGTTGTTATTGGTTCAAGTTCATGGAAAACAAATATAGCTATGTTTAGGGTTTATGAAAATATTTCATAAGGGTATTTAAGATGGGTTTACAAAAAAATGTATTTAGTGATTTCTATGCAAATAGAAAAATTACACGTCAAGCTGGTCACAATAACATAAAGTTTAGTGGTCATTATGATGTTCAATGTTTTTCTCCCGATGGTTCTCTTAAATGGGAAGATGTGATTGAAAACATTGTTGTTAACGTTGGATTAGATTATATTTTGGATACAGGTCTTGGTTCGGGTACTGCAATTTATCCGTGGTATCTTGGATTAACGGCTACATCTCCATCCCCTGCTGGTGCTGATACTATGAGTAGTCATGGTGGATGGACTGAGAATCAAAATTACAGTGAGGCGACCCGTGTTTTATGGCAGGATGGTGCTGTTGCTTCTCAGAGTATTGATAATTCAGCAAATAAAGCGGAGTTTAATATGGTTGTGGATTCAGATACCGTTGGTGGATGTTTCTTAACGAGCGACAACACTAAAGGAGGAACTGGTGGGACGCTGTATTCTGCTGGTGCTTTTTCTACTGGCGATAAGTCTGTGGGGAGTGGTGATCTTCTTCAAGTCACAGCTACTTTCGGTTCTGCGGATGACGGTGTTTAATGGCTGAGTTTTTGTTGAAAGTTAACGATGGTTCTGATTACAGCGATGGCGACGTTCTCTGTGCTTTTAATCGTCGCAGGATTCGTTGTTGCCATGCCCAACATGTTTGCCATCCATGGGATGCCCCTATAAACAGTAAGGGGTTTCTTGATGGAGGTGATCATATTGAAAAATTCTTTCAACATACTCGCGAGTTTAAATTTCAAAGAGTTAGTAGATATGAGATTCTTAGAACTAATCTCATTACAGATGAAACCTCTCTGCTAAGTGACGTACCTAATGAATATGGGGAAGCTATTTATGTTGAGGAATTTATTAGACGTAGATTGAATTCTAAAGCAAGAAATGGTGCTCCAAAATTAGCAATGTTTGGAGATATAGCTAATGTTATCTGGTATGGTGGAAAAACAGATTATAGTAATGTCAAGCTTAATTTAGTTTGGAATAGTATCGAAACACATACTCCAAGACTGGAATCCGAACAGGAATTTCAATTATGGCCAATGGGCTATTACGATATTCGCCATCATTTAGCTGTTAGATCTGTTGACTTCAGCGACGAACAAGCAGAAAGTTATATATCTCCACAATTAGAGGTTGACATTAATGGAGATCCAGTATGGTCATTAATTGAGCCACAAATTTTAACTATACCTCATGATCCTGAGAAGCCTCAAACTGTTATTGATTCGCTCGATTCTTCTTATGAATGGCAGTTAATTAAGGTGAATGATCTTGGTGGTGGTGTAATTGCCCAATTGGATGAAAGTGAATGGTATTGGTATGGGACTAGAGATTATGTTTTATCTACTGAGAAAGGAGATGATCCTCCCGATGGAGATATTCCAGAAGGACAACAATGGAAACGTATTCAAATTGCCAAAAGAAATGTTAATTGGGATTGGAGGATTAAATTAGTTGATAATATCGGCGTTTCCATTACTAATGTGGAAGACTTGGAATTTTCTGTTGGAAGCGAAATTATATTTCCTAGTGGAAAGTTGGGATATAGATCAAAAGATCAACCGTTACAGTCTAATTTTTCTGATGTTATTGATAAAAATACTGGTGTTACAATTGTGAGTTTACCTTAATGGCTATAGTTACTAAGACTATTGGAACAAATAGTCGTGATTATTCTACAATTACTGGCTGGGAGGCCCAATTAGATAATGGGGCTATCTTTAGTGCTGATGATATAGCTATTGGTGAATGTTATAATGATGATGATTTTGATGAAGCTGTAACACTTAATGGTGGTGGAACCATTGGTCTAAGAGAGGTTAAGCTTAGCGTTGCGGCTACAGATCGACATGATGGAAGTGCTGGTACTGGAGCTAGAATATTATGTTCGACAACCAGAATGTTTTATTTTGTTAATAATGCTCCCAGAAATATTATTTGGGAATGGTTGGAGGTTGATGAAAATGATAATGGTGGAAGTAGCTATCCGACTTTTAACATTTACACTCCAGCCGTTGGTGACAACTTATATATTGTGAGAAATATGCTTTTTCATGATTGGGTTGGAACTAATTATTCTTACGGAATTGGACTTGGTAGTACAAGAAATCTTGTTATAAATAATATTGTTTATAATGTTGGTTATTATGGCACCTCTACCCGTCACGTTAGAGGAATAGATCATGAAGCTTATGCTGATGGAGATCTATATATAGCTAATAATACTGTTCATCGCATTGTTGCTAGCGGTGCTGGTAATGTAAATTGCTATTACTTCAGAGATCTTAGATCAACACACTGGATTTATAATAATATTGGCACTTATGTTTCTACTGTTGGTGGAGGTTCAGGTTGTTTTAATGATACTGATGTAACTGTAGCACAAGCTGGTTATAATTTATCATCTGATGGAACTGCGACAGGAACCGGTTCTTTAACTAATAAAGATCCAGACAATCAATATGTTTCTACTGTTTTTGGATCTGAAGATCTTCGTTTAAAATCTGGTGCTGATGCTATTGGTGCTGGATACGATTTTGGTACAAGTCCTAGTGGAATTAATATAGATATTTCTGGAAATGATAGAGACGCTTTAGGCGTCGACTGGGATATTGGTGCTGATCAATATATTGCGGCTGGGCAGGATGCATATCAAGTAGAGGGAGTAAAACTTTCAGATTTAATTGATTCACTTTTAACTATTAATCGAAATCTAATAGAAGCAGTTAAGTTATCTGATTCTTATGTTGGAACAGTTGGAGGACAAACGCATCAGGTCAGTCTTATTGAATCTACAAAATTATCAGATGTTTATACATACTTGTTAACTACTTATGGATCACAATCTGAGTCAGTAAAACTTTCTGATGTTTATGATGTTTTTCGTACTCTTGGAGCAGATGTTAGCGAATCGATAAAATTGTCTGACGTTTATGAAGGAATTTTAACCACAGTAGGGAGCGTCACGGAATCCATAAAGTTTTCGGATTTATATGATGTTTTTGTTACACTTCAAGCTAATGCTGTTGAGTCGATTAAGCTTTCGGATTTATACGAAAGACTGATTCACACGTTGAAATCGATTTCCGAATCTGTTTCATTTGGAGACGATTATGTGGGGACGATTTTAGCCAATTTGGAAGTTGCTGAGAATATTAAACTTTCAGATTTGGTTACTGCGGTAAGTGCCCTGATTGCTGAAGCATCTGAGAATATTGAATTACAAGATACTTTATCTAAATTACTTACTGTTCGTCCAAGCGATGTACAGTCTGGTAAATTTAGTGATACACTCTCTGCTACGATAACAACATTACAACAATATCAAGAAAATATAAAACTTAGCGACTCGTTTTCTGTTATTTCAAGGACTATTCAATCCGTAGGAGAAGAAGCTCGTTTTAGTGATTTATTTACTGCGAATGTATTTACAGCTCTTTCCGTTTTATGTGAAAATGCATCAAAGTTTTCTGATTTATATGAGACACGCTTAGTTGGGCAGGCGAGAATAACTGATGGTTTGAAGTTATCTGATGATTATACTGTTAGGGCTGATATGACAAAAGCTTTAGCAGAAGGTTTAGTTATGGGGGACAGTTGGGCCGCTTCGTTGGTAGCTGCATTAAGTCAAACGGAAGGTGTCGTTTTAAGCGATGCTTATGAAGCTCTTAAATCATTATCATCTGGAATTGTTGAGGGTTCTAAGTTCAGCGATCAATTTATTGGTCTCGTGTCAGCAGCGTCGAGTTTATCGGATACGGCAGTATTTAGTGATTTATATACGACATGGTTATCAGCTAGTGCAGTAAAGCTAGAAAGAGTTTTGCTTTCAAGTACTTTTAGGGGATATGTTTCTACGTCTAGCTCTTGCTTAGATGGTTTTGTTTTAAGTGACCTTTATGAAGCTGATAGAACAAGAATTACACAAGGTGATATAGTTACGATTTCTGCTTATTTTTGTACTTTGAATGAGGTCTCTGCATACTTTACTTCTTTAAATGAAATTTCTCTAATATTTTAGGAGATGGAGTTGAATTATGTCATTACGAGAAATTCATAATTCTGATATTGGAACGGTATTTAGGGTTACGCTTTATAATAATACTGTAATATTTGATGCAAGTGCCTTAACTACGAAGAACCTGATATTTAAAAAACCTGATGGAACTATTATTACTAAAGAGGCTACTTTTTATACAAATGGTACTGACGGCATTATTGAATATAAAACTGTTAGCGGTGATTTGGATCAAAATGGAGTTTGGGCTTTGCAGGCTTATCTCGAAACGCCACTTGGGTCTTGGAAAACTAGTACAACTATGTTTCGTGTATATGATAACTTAGAATGAGGTGAAGTATGGCTTGGCAACAAATATTGGTTACGCTTGTTCGCAATTTAACTGGTGACATGACGAGTCCATTTAGGCACTCTGATGAAACTATTGAAGAAATTGTGATTACTGCTGCATTACATGTAGTGATGGAGGTTGACTTTGCTAATACATATACTGTGAATTTATCTCAATATAGTATTACTCCTGATCCTGTTGAGAGCACTGCTGAAGTTGCATTCCAGATTCTCGTCGCATTAAAAGCTGTAGAAATTATTGCAGCAGGGGAATATCGTACAGCTTCCGATAAAGCGATCTCGTTTAAAGATGGCCCATCGCAATTGGATACGCGTGGTGTGGCTGATGCGAAAAGGGAAATTTTGAGAGATGCGGAATTGAGTTATAGCCGTGCTCGAACGTCCTATTTAACTGGTGATGGTTTACATGGTGTTGCTGTAGTTACCCCATATAATATTGGGTATTATGCTGGTAAGACGTTGGCTACTGCACAGAGAGAGATGTATGGTAATTGGAGTTGATTATGTCTGATGCTATAAGTTTTCATACTAGGCTTGGATATGATTTTGAATTTGATTTAGCAGGTAGGGGTTTAGGCTTTTTTGGTCCTCAAGGGTCAGGAAGTATTATATCTCCCGGCGAATGGAATTCTACCAGTTATATTATTGAAGGTGGAGACCCCTGGGTTCCTTATGCACAATCTCAAAACGTCACATATGAAGCATCAAACTCTGGTGCTGTTGAAGGTGAAACTGGTTTACTGTTGAGTTATATTCCCAACTATCAATCCACTCTTAACATTAGATTTAATCAAGATCATGACGTAAGAGTCTATAATGCTCAATGTCATTTGTATGATGGCGTTAATATTGCTAATTCCCCTTATGGTTGGAATGCTAGAATAGCTGAGATTTGTCATACGTCGAAACTTCAACAAAGTGGAGGTAAAGGTGATAGTACTTGGATCATAGCTTCTACAGGACAACCTGTTTCCTTGGCTGACAATCCTGGACCTAGCGGAGCGAACGTTGGTAGATATGCCCTGCATGGTTGTAGTCGTCACGATTGGTATGTGGCAATTTCAGTTTCACCTGAACAAGTTGGTAGCAGAACGGCTGGTCTAAGCGTTTATTTGGAGTATCTGTAATGTCTGAATATATGGTAATGGCTGTTTCTGGAGAAAACATCAACAATGGTGCTGTGACCGTTCAAGGCCCCTACGATTATGATCGTGGTTTGGATGGTAGTTTGCTCGATAAATACGATGATAGGATGAGTAGTTCTCCCGTTTGGGATGACTTACGCGTTTCTGCTAATACAGTGAAGGTTCAGGGAGCATCGAATATACCAGCTTGGGGAGCTTTTGGAACTTTACAGGCTTTATGGTTTGATCCTTCAACTATGGAACAAGTTTTTATAGATGTTCAATTACCACACGCCAGACTTGCTGGAACCGATATTCATCCTCACGTTCATTGGACTCCAAAGACTGATGGTTCGACTGGAGATAAGGTTTCATGGGGTCTAGAATACACTTGGACGAATGTTGGTGATGAGTTTCCTGCTACTACAACAATTTATGGAGATTCCCATTATCCAGCGGAAGATTTAGCTGCCAGTGGTCATTATGTAACCTCTTTGGAAAATATTGGAGGTGCCGGAAAAGGCACGTCTAGTATGTTGATTTGTAGATTGTTTAGAGATGCTACTGGGGCGGGCGGAACCGATGATTATGCTGATGACGTTGGTTTGCTTGAATTCGATTTTCACTATCAGATTAACAAGTTAGGATCGACTAATGAATATCCTAACGATTATTAAGTGAGGTATAAAATGGCTTTTGATGTTGCTGTTAAAGCAGTTTCTGCTAATGCTATAGAAGGTGGTGATATTATCATTGCTGTTGAAGCTAATGGTGGATATCAACGTCTTGATCAAACAGAAGAGGTGGCGAGTCCATTTAGTGATACTGCTCTTTCTGGAGCATATTTTAATAGATTTGACAACAAAGGATATTACTAATAATGGCAAATAGAATTCCTTCGCTTGGTGATTTTGAGATACCGACATCGTTACTTGATGAACACGAATGGATTGCTGATGCTTTATTGGATGGTGATACAGGTCACCAATGTACCCTATACTATCCTGCTAAGGCTACTGAATGTGACAACTGTATCCTAGATCCACGTACTCACAAATCTGCTAATATTTATAAAGCAGGTGGCCCCATTCCTTTTCAAAATTACACAATTTGTCCTCGTTGTGGTGGTAGTGGTCGTAATACGCTTCAACCTACGGCAACTGTCTATCTACGTATTTATTGGCAGCCGCGTGATTGGATTGATATTGGGGTGAAGTTTGATGTAGCGTTTGGAATATGTATGACAATAGGGTATCTTACTGATCTCCCAAAAATTGAACGTGCACAAAGAATATTGTTGAATGCTGACATAGCACCGATTCGCCGCTGGTATTGTAAACGAGCAGGGGAAGCAGTTCCTCATGGATTTCGTCAAAATAGATATTTTATTCAATATTTGGAGCGTGTTGGAGGTGGTT